TCTCCAGTAAATGTAACAATCTTTGTATCTTTTACACCAGCAAACTGCATCTTTCCACCAAGCCATACTCGGCTATCAAAAGATGTCTGAATCTGCTCTAAATTACCAAATACATCCATGCCTTCTAAGTCAAAGGATGGTGTAGAAGATGATGCGACTCGGCTTGCATTAGTTGTGCCACTAGTCCATTTACCTGTCTGATAATTGTAGATAAGCAATTTATCTACAACAGCAGATGCTTGTGATGCATATGCCCAGATCACTAGCTTTCTAAATGGATCTACAGCAGCAGACATTAGGTTTATCGAGCCTTCATCTACATCTGCCCAAAAATACCGATTTACCTTTTCATTGCCAATTGGCAATACTTGCTGTCCATCGCAAGCATAAAATCCATCATCCGATAAGAAGAATGATGTGCCACCATACTGCACAATCGAGTTCGACTCATAGCAGCCTAGGTTTCTAGTAATATTATCGAACTGGAATACCAATGGACTGCCAATGTAAGACATCCGATGGATTGATCGATCCATAAAGACTAGACCAAATTCACCACCAGTAATTCCTACAATTGATCCGCCATCAGGAATGTCCTGAAAATCAGCCTGTGTAGTCGCTGAATTAGTCCAATTGGACTCATCGCCCAAAGCAGACCATTGAACTCTGTATGGATATACAGTAGAGCTGTTTACATAAGCTGACACTACAAAATCTCGAACTACTGTTACATATCGAGACTGTGGAGCATCTACCGCCAAGTCTTGAAATGTTGTAGAACTATTTAAGTTATATCCCTGTAGGCGATTACCACCATTAGCTGCAATCAATACATTCCCAAATTGGGTAAATCTCCACCTTTGATTGGTAGGAGTTGTATATTGAAAGCTGACAGTTCCAGTATCTGCTGTGGTTGGAATGTCTGAGCCAGTTTTAATGTATGTAAATGTTGTGGTTGTAGGAACTGTATCTATTGTTGCTGTGCCATTGACACCTGTAGAAGATGTGGCAGCGACTGTTACAGAATCACCTACAGAAAAGCCATGAGCTACTGATGTAGTAATTGTTACTGTGTTGCTTGTTCTTACAACATTGGTAATTGTTCTAGAAGCCTTTACAACAGAATCCAAAGAAAGATCTGAGGCATCTAACTTAAATAGTTTTGTAGAGCCACCAGCAAATACTGCTGTTACTCCTGTTGCTGTTTTACCTGCGACTACATTGTTTAGGTTTTCAGATGCTGCTGCTGAGTAGTCCTCTGCTGCATTGATAGCACCATATCCTAAAGCCTTGGAAAAGACATTTTCAGCCCTTTGTAGTCCATTGGATAGACCAGGCTGATCTGGTGTCCACTCTCCAAATGTTATTCTGCTTATTGCCATTGTCCTGTTCCACTAGATATGTCTGTCCATGCAGTCGTAATGCTTGGGGTTACAGTCCATGCTTCTGAGCCTGATGTAACATCAGTCCATACTGTAGAAGTGGCTGCTTGTGCTGTCCAAGCCTCTGTTCCTGCTGTTTCGTCTGTCCAATTATCGCCTAATACTCGACCAAAACAATTGATTAGGGCAATGCCATTAACTGTTGCTACAGCACCATAAATTGCTACAGGGTTTGCTGTAACTGTTGCAAATGCTGTAACTGTGCCTGTTCCTTGATATTCAACACCACCAAGGGCTGTTACTGTTGCTGTTGCTGAGATGCTTCCTGTCGATGTCCTAATCCGAATACCACTTGCACTAGCTGTGCCACTTGCAGTAATTTCGCTTGAGCTTGTTCTAATTCGAATAGCATCTGCCGAGAATGAACCTTGAGCAGAGACAGACCCCACTCCTGCAAATATTCCATATCCAACAGCATTGACTGTAGCTGTTGCTGATACTGATCCAGAAGATGTCCTAACTCTGATTGCTTCTGCATTGACAGTTCCTTGTGCTGTTACTGATCCTGATCCAAATCGGATCAAATATGCACTACTTGTTACTGTGGCACTACCTGTTACAGAGCCAGATGATGTTCTTGTTCTAATGGCACTAGCTGTTGCTGTGCCTGTGCCTGTTACTGATGCGACACCTGCTTTTATTGCATAAGCATTCGCATTGGCACTAGCATTAGCTGTAACACTAGCATCGCCATAGTAAATACAAGTGCTTGTAGAGTTCCATGCTGGATCGTCAAATGAAACAAGGATCTGTTCTAGTGTGCCGAACTGATCGATGTTATCAATTGTAAAAGCACCACAGTAATCTGCTGGCATAAACTACTAAGCCAATGTTACTGTGAGGCTTCCTGATGCGATCTTGAAAATGTCTCCTGTATCAATCGTCTTGGAGGCATCCAATGCTGTGTGGTAATACATATTACCTGTAGTAAGAGCATCCCAAATAGCAATGTGAGTTACTGTTCCCCATGAACCTGTGGCTTGTGGGAATGTAATGTCTGCACTAGTTGTGCTTGCACCATTGGAAGGAGCACCAAATGTAGCCGATTGGCGAGCATAAGATCCACCACTTACCTCTGTGCCTGTGCCAGCATCTGTCGGATCGGCAGTATGGAGGCTTACATAGACTGTTGCAGGGGAAGTGAATGTAGTTGCTCGGAGAGTCGCATTGATTAGTGCATTCTCCAAATAATTCGACATTTCAGCCATTTTATTTCCTTATCTTGAAGTTACTTTCATTTGTAATGGAACACCAGAATACTCACCATTTTGGTCTGCATCCGAGATGTTTTTGATTGCCCGATCATATAACGATGCCCAAGTTTGTGTTCTAGCATCATTGATAAGATATGGCTCTGCTTCTAATAAAGAAGCATATAGCAAAGCATCAGGATAATTAGCCAAAAATACATTTGATGCTGTTGTATTCGATAGCACAGTCGGCTTGGCATAGTAGAGAATCTCTAATGTGTATGATGTGTCTGGCATTGGTGCTAATTCTAGCTCTGTAGCCAAAATTGTATAAAAGGTTGGCTTGCCACTCTCATCTGCCCATGCATCTCTTGTAAATGAGCTAGGAGACAGATAAGTTAGTGGCACTCTTGGATTGCCTTGAATGTGCAAATCCCTTAGCTCTAAGAAGTCTGTTGGTAATGCTACCTTGCCATCACCGCTTACTGTCGATGCAGTAGCCGACTTGAGCATCTGCCGAGTCCTAAGATCCCTAGAGAGTCTTAGCTCTGCAAAGCCGATGAAGTCTGGAATGACCGATGTCAAATCAGACCGACCCAGGTAGTTTGCTACCGAGGTCTTTAGATCGCTGTAATTCGTAAATGGCATATTAACCCTTATTCTTTAGGCAGTTCTATGTTCTGCCATCCATAAACATACTGTCCAATATGTCTGATTCCCTTAGACAGATCATGATCTACCCAGGTATCAAACCCTGCATCTTTTGCTTTGATGCAGAAATAAATGTCCTCACCCAATATTTTATTCTGTCCAAGCTGCTCAAAGTAGAAGTATGGCATCTCCATCGCTTCGATTACTTTTCGCTTAATTAGCATGACACCACAGCCTATTCCATCGACCTTGCTAATGCCTGACAGCGCATTGGAATAGACAGGGAACCAATCGACAGATCCATCTTCTTCGCTTATTTTGAAGTTTTTGGCTGTCGGCTTTACAGGCTCCGATCTGGTTGTCGCATTGACTCCAATAATATCTTTATTGTGAGCCATTAGGATCTTTAAGGTGTCCTTTGGGAACCTCATATCTGCATCGATAAAGAGCAGATAATCTGCCTTAATCTCCATCGCTGTCTTTACTAGATTATTCCTCTGATCAAATATCAAAGTTCCTGCACTAGTAAACAGGTCTATATCATGCTTTGTGGTCTTAATCGTATAAGCACACATCGCAACTAAGTCAAAGGCTGTCGCTACTTCCATCTGCCCTCTGGCAGGAATTAAGATTGCTATGCGACTCATACCTTGCCTCCCCTAGTTCTAAAGACTGCATTCTCAGGATCATTGAGCCATTTCTTCATGGCATTGTGATCGACAATGAAGTAGCCTCTCATAATGCCCTTTTGGTTAAGGTCATTGATGATTGCTAGGGGTAGTGATGCTATTTTGTTCTTCGGATCAAACAGCTCATCCGACCACCCTGTTTTACCAGGATTCTCATTAAACTGAGCCTTTGTATGCTCTATAAAGTCGGTAAGGTCTGTCTGGCTATGGATGATAATGCCACCCTCACCATCTCCTAATACTGTCCGAACTTCTCCATCTACAGTTTCTAAGTATTTCTTCACAGTTTGATCCACCTATCAGGTATTAAGTCGCTATCGTCTAGCCCATTGGTGAACCACTTTTTAGGAGCAATTACCTTGTTCCCATCTGCTAACCAAGCACCCCACCATCCATAAGAGCTATTCGCTATGATATGGTTTTTGAAGGATGAAAGCAATGCCATATCTTGCACAGGATCTGAGCAAGGCATGACTAAATCTGCCCATTCTAGGTTTTCTGCACACCACACAGGGTCATCTGAGAAAACCACAAAAAAGCCATCAGGGAAGTGTTTTCTTGCTTCCCCATAGTAAGCCTCATCCAACTGTGCAAAAACATCAGGAAGGCTCAAATAATCGCCTCTGCGGACTGTTACTGCTACCATATCATCCGATATGCCTGTAGCCCTAGGTAATTTGAACTCTTGCCTGATTGTGTCGGCTATATGGTCAAAGTATTTCTCTGATTGCCAGTAACCGACCATCATTCCTGATTGGGTTATTTCTTGGTAACTATGCTGTTTTTCCTTTATCGGCTCGGCAACATTATCTGTTACATGAAACGATATAGGGAAAACCCCTAGTTCATATTTGCGATTCTTGTTTTGCTGATAAAAAGTGGTGTTCAACTCTAGGGTTTCCCCTAATATGGTTGCTGCACCTAGTCCTGCTGCATATTGGAACATCTGGTTGCCCAGACCTCCCATAATATAAACGATCATAGAAAAGAGGGTAGATTTTGTCTACCCTCTATTCTACTTATTATCTACCGAATATC